AGCGCCGAATTTACACGAGAGGACTTTTTCCACATGAACTCGTTGGTTAAAGCAAGCAAGACAGGCAACAGGTTGGAGCAACTTGTGGAGCTGCGTAATAAACTGGCAACGGCAATCGACAACTGCGAAAGTATGCGCGATTTGGCGGCATTGTCCCGCCAGTACCGCGAGACGATCCGCGAGATTGAGGAGATCGAGGGAGATGGAACGGAAAACGACGAAATCAAGGAGATCCTCGGCTTCCGCTCCGAGCATGGGAAGTCAGGAGCCGTCCGTAAGGATCGCACCGAAGTACATTGAGACAGACGGCGGTGACGCGGAGAAGATCCTTCGCGTGGGCGGGCTGATCCTCGATCCGTGGCAGGCCGACATCCTCTGCGATTGGATGGGCCGCGCGGTTTCCGGCAAATGGGCTTCGCCCACCTGCGGCGGCTCGGTGCCGAGGCAGAACGGCAAGAGTCTGCTGGTGCAGGGGCGGGCGGCGGCAGGAATGCTCCTGTTCAACGAACAGGTGATATACACCGCGCACTTGCAAAAAACGGCGACTGAGACGTTTGAGGAGATGCGCGATTTCTTTGAACATCCGAAACTGGAAAAGTATGTGCAGGACATCAAGACCGCGCTCGGGCGTGAGCAGATCATCCTCAAAAGCGGGGCGCGGATCAAGTTCCTGGCACGGACGCGGAACGGCGGCAGAGGCCAGCACGGCGACCTTCTGATCGTCGACGAGGCACAGGAGATGGACGAGGACCAGCAGGCCAGCTTTCTCCCGGCCCTGTCTGCCAGCCTGAACCCGCAGACGATCTATGTGGGGACGCCGCCGGACCCGTCGGCCATCGGCACGGTGTTCACCGGCGTGCGCAACAAGGCGAGGGAGAAGAAGACCAGAAAAACGGCGTGGTTCGAATACTCCGTGCCGGAGGTCGGCGACATCACCGACAAGGCCCGCTGGGCAGCGACGAATCCCGCGCTGGGGCGAAGGATCCTGCTGTCCACCATCGAGGGCGAGAGCGAGCAGATGAACGCGGAGACCTTCGCACGGGAGCGGCTCGGCTGGTGGATGCCGCCGGCACAGGAAAAGGTCGATTACGCCATCAACGAAAAGGCGTGGAGCGCCTGCAGGTCCTCCGAGCTGAAACCGGAAGGGAAGACGGCCTACGGCGTGAAATTCACCGCAGACGGCGCGGCGGTGTGCCTCTGCGGGGCTGTGTTCCCGGCGGACGGCCCGGCGAGGGTGTCGCTGATCGAACAGCGCCCGACCGGCATGGGGCTTCAGTGGCTTGCCGATTGGCTGAATGAGCGCTACGGCAAGGCCGCCTGCGTCGTGATCGACGGCAGGAACGGCGTTGACGTGCTGGTGGAAAAGATCTCCGGCACCTGGAAGATGAAAAACAGCGTGCTCAGACCCGGCGCGAAAGACGTGGTCGCGGCTGTGAGCTGCCTTGTTGACGCGGTCAACGAAAAGACCGTGACCTGGTACGAAAAGCAGGAGGCGCTGCGTGACAGTGCGGTGACTTCCATCAAGCGGCCGATCGGCGGCGGCTGGGGCTTCGGCGGCGACAATTCCGCGCCAATCGAGGCGGCGGCGCTGGCGCTCTGGGGCGCAAAGACGAGCAAACGCAATCCCGGAAAGAAAATGAGGATAGGGTGATAACCATGTATTTGCATATGAATCCCGCGAACATCACCGGCCTTACGGTGGCCGAGCGTGGCATGTTCAGTGAGCTTCTCAGCGTTTTCGCCGCGCACCAGGGCAAGAACGCGATGAAGGAAAAGTACTACGAGGGCAAGATTTCGCTGCGCGAGGTCAATCTCGGCATTGCGCTGCCGGACGGCCTGTCCGGGCTTGAGATCGGCTGCGCATGGGGCGCGAAGACGGTTGACGTTCTGGCGTCCCGGTCGATGTTCGACGGCTTTGTGGGCGCGGGCGGCGAGGATGTTGACGAACTGGATGAGCTGGTGGTCAACAACCAGCTGGTCGCGGAATATAACAAGTCCTGCCGTGACGAGCTGAAGTACGGCTGCACGTTCGCCACACTTTCCGCCGACCCGGTCATCAAGTGCAAGATCCGCTTTCACTCCCCGCAGACCGCTGCGGCGCTGTGGGACGGGAGCAAGAACCGGATCAAGTGCGGCTTTGCCATCATCGACACCGTGCAGGACGACACGAAGCAGGACGGCAGCTGGATTCCCTCGCTGATCAATTTCTACACCGACGAGGCCGTGCTGGTGCTCAAACGCAGCGGCGACCGCTGGGAGGCGGAAAGGCATCCGCATCGCATGGGCCGACCGCTGATGGAGCCTTTCGTCTGGAACGCGACCAGTTCAAAGCCCTTTGGCCGTGGCCGCCTCAAAGAGCCGATCCGCCGGCTGATCCAGGGCTATGTCCGCACGATTGCAAACGCGACGATCGGCCTGGAATTCGCAACCGCGCCGCAGAAGTATCTGCTGGGCGTGACCGACGAGCAGTATGACGCGCTGGTGAACCAGAAGTTCCGGCAGTATGTGGGGTCTATCATTGCTTCCACCACGAACCCGGAAACGGGCGAGAAGCCGACCTTCGGCCAGCTCATGCAGGGCAACATCACGCCGCACGTGGAGATGATCCGCATCCTTGCAACGCAGTTTTCGGCAGCGACCGGCCTGACGGTGACGGACACCGGCGTTGTGAACGACGCGAACCCGACCAGCTCCGATGCGATCCTCGCGCAGTCCCAGACGCTGGTGAGCATGGCGGAGCAGCTCAATGTCGGCAACGGCAACGCGCTGCGGCAGATCGCGCTGATGGCGCTGGCAATCTCGCACAACACGACGATGGACAAGCTGTCCGACGAGCAGCGCGACGTGGTCGCGCACTTCAAAAATCCGGCAATGCCGTCCGTCGCTGTGACGGCAGACGCGGCGATCAAGATCGCCTCCGCGCGGCAGAGCTTCGCGCAGACCGACGTGTTTGTGGAGATGCTCGGCTTCAGCAAGGCGGATATTCGCAGGATCAAGGCGCAGGAGCAGCGGGCGAGAGGGCTGCAGCTTGTGTCTGAGCTGGGCGAGGAGTAAACGATGGCGTACATTTCGACCGACGATTGGCTGCGCTACATCAACCGGCTTCGCAGGATCAACGACAAGGCCGCTGAGGAGATGAAGCAGTGGATTCAGCGCTACGGCTTTTCCGACAACAAGGCCTTGATGGATTTCGCCTACGGCCTCGCCACGAAATACGGCGAGGCGTCTGCCGCGTTATCGGCGGAGTTTTACGACGCCATCGCGGAGTTGAGCAGTGCCTTCTATGCACCCGCTGAAGTGGCGCAGACGGCCACCTATGGCGAGGTAGCCAAAGCGGTCAACGGCACGATGCAGGGCGGGAACGCCGACATGGTGGCGAATGCCGTTTCTCGGCTCGTAAAGATGGCCGGCGTTGACACGACCATGAAAAACGCGCTCCGAGACGGCGCGGAGTGGGCGTGGATTCCGCATGGGGACACCTGCGCGTTCTGCATCACCCTTGCATCTCGCGGCTGGCAGCGTGCCAGCAAAAAGGCCATCAAGGGCGGTCACGCAGAACACATCCACGCGAATTGTGACTGCACCTATGCGATCCGGTTTGACAGCAGCACGAAATACGGCGGTTATGAGCCGGAGAAGTATCTGGAGGAATACAACGCCTCTGACGGCAGTCCAACCGACAGGATCAACGCGATGCGCCGGCGCTATTACGCCGAGAACAAAGACACCATCAACGAGCAGAAACGCGCCGCGTATGCAAGCCGCAAGGAGCGGCAGGAAAAACCATAGTTGATTAAGGCATACGGACCGGGTGCTTTTTTCATATCAAAAATGGCCGGGATGCCGTAAAACTACCAACTCAGGCTGATGCGACCAGCGTAAAAAAGCGTAGAGAGAAAGGATTGCTATGAAACGTACAGACATCACCGCACTTTTCCCCGATGCCACGCCGGACCAGATCGACAAATTGATGGATCTCAACGGCGCGGACATCAACAAAGCCAAGGGCGACCTTGACGGGCTGAAAACGCAGCTCGCCTCTGCGCAGGGTGAGCTTGCAACGCTAAAGGCCGGCGCACCGCAGTCGGACAAGCTCAAAGAGGCCACCGACCGTGCTGCCGCCTTGCAGGCGGAGCTTGACGGCATGAAGAAGGCGAACGACTTGCGTGCGATGCGCGAGAAGGTCGCCGGCGAGACGAAAGTCCCGGCAGCTCTTTTGAGCGGGGAAACCGAGGAGGCCTGTACCGCTCAGGCGAAAGCGATCCTCGAATTTGCCAAGCCCGGCGCTTATCCCACCGTGAAGGACGGGGGAGAACCGCCGCACGATCCGAAGCCCGCTACACGCGACAAATTTGCGGAGTGGGCGAAAGAAAATCTTTAATTTTAGGAGGCATTTATTATGGCTGGTATTGCCACGAATCGCACCAACATTGCGCTCCCGACCGAAGTGAGTCAGGAGATCATGCAGAAGACCCAGGAGCAGTCTGCCATCATGCAGCTTGCCCGCCAGATCCCGCTGCCCGGTCGCGGCCTGACGATCCCTGTGATCACCGGCGATCCCGAGGCGGGTTGGGTCGAGGAAACCGGCGCGAAGCCCGTTTCCAATCCCGCGCTGACCACCAAGATCATGCAGGCTTATAAGCTTGCGGTCATCGTCCCGTTCTCTGACGAGTTCCGCCGTGACGCGGCATCCCTCTATGACGCTATCGTTGCGCGTCTGCCGCTCGCTCTGGCTGCGAAGTTTGACGCCACCGTGTTCGGCCCTGCTGCCAACGCGCCCGGCGCGAACTTTGACACCTTTGGCGGCTGCACCGCGCAGGCCATCGACACGAATGCGTATTCCGGCCTTGTCGCCGCCGATACCGCGATTGCCACGGCTGGCGGCATCATGAACGGCATCGTTCTCTCGCCGCAGGGCAAGGGCGTGCTGCTCGCCGCCACCGACGATCAGAAGCGCCCGCTGTTTATCAACTCCGTCGCCGAGGGCGCTGTCCCGATGGTGCTGGGCGCTCGCACCGTGCTCTCCAAGGGCGCGTATGTTGCCGGGAATCCGTCCAACAAAAACACCGTTGGCGTCGCCGGCGACTGGACGCAGGCCATGTACGGCACTGTGGAAGGCGTTCAGATCCGCTTTGCCGATCAGACCGCGCTTACCATCGGCGGTCAGCAGGTCAATCTGTGGGAGCACAACATGTTTGCTGTTCGCGCAGAGATCGAGGTCGGCTTCCGTGCGGACACCGCCTGCTTCAACCTCCTGACGGTCTGATGGACGAGCGGGTATTGATGCTCAACTTTGTGACGGGGACGGAGATGTCCGTCCCCGCACAGCTTGTCCAGATGTATCTTTCTGCTGGTCACAAGCTTGTTGAGCAGAAGGAAGAGAAGAAAGAAGTCAAGGCGAAGCAAAAACGGAAAGCGGGGTGACCGCAAATGTATGCAACCGCGCAGGATGTTCAATCTCGCATGACGCGGACGCTGAGCGACGCGGAGCTGGAGGTCTGCAGCGCGCTGCTGGAAGACGCCGCCGCGCTGATTGACGCGTACGCCCTTGAAAGCGCAACGGTCGAGATCAAGAAGGTCGTCTCCTGCCGCATGGTCATGCGGGCGCTGGGCGACGGAAACGTGAGCGGCATCCCGATGGGGGCCACACAGGGCAGCATGGCCGGGCTTGGCTATTCGCAGAGCTGGACCGTCGGCAACGGCGGCAGCACCGGCGAGCTGTATCTCAACAAGCTGGAAAAGCAGCTGCTCGGCAGGGGCAATTCCATCGGAGCTTACAGTCCTGTTGAGGAAATGGCGGTGACGCTCGAATGAGAGGGATCCAGGTCATTCTTTGGGGCAAGACGCAGACGGGAACGGACCCCTTCGGCGCTCCTGTGTATTCCGAGGAGGCCGTGCCGGTTGACAATGTTTTGATTGGCACGCCGTCCACGGACGATATCACGACCACGACCAGCCTCTATGGCAAGCGCATCGACTATATGCTCGGAATTCCAAAAGGGGACACGCACGACTGGAAAGACAAAAAAGTTTCGTGGGTGGACGCCTATGGCACCGAGCACGTAGTTCAGACCTTCGGCTTTCCGATCACCGGCGTCGAGGCGAACATCCCAGGGCCGTGGCACATGAAGGTCAGGTGTGAAGCGATTGGCTAAGATGAAGTTCGTGCTCAACCGCAAGGGTGTGCGCGAGCTGATGCGCTCCGAGCCGATGAGCGCGGTCTGCATGGGCTATGCCAACGCAGCCGTTGCCCGTCTTGGAGATGGGTACTCGGCAAACGCGCACCTCGGGAAAAACCGCGTCAACGCCGAAGTCACCGCAGATACCTTTGAGGCGAAGAAAGAAAACCTTGAGACTAACTCAATTTTGAAAGCCTTATGATTGAGAAAACGACACTTGACTATCTGACCGACAACGGGGTCTCCGCTTTCATGGAGATCCCGGAGTCTTTTCCCGCGACCCCGTTTGTGCTGATCGAAAAGACCAGCGGCGGCGGCGCGGAACACATCAGCTTCTCCCGGCTTGCCATCCAATCCTACGGGGCGACGCTCTACGAAGCCGCGCAGATGAACGAGCAAGTCAAGACGCTGATGGAAGACATGGTGGAGTTGGACGAGATCTGTAAGGTGTCGCTCAACTCTGACTACAACTTTACGGACGCAACCGCGAAACGCTACCGTTATCAGGCTGTGTTCGATATAACGCACTATTAAGGAGGCCAAGGAATGGCAAACACTGCGAATAATGTAACGGCAGGAAAGCCCAAAGTAACCGGCGCGGTGTTCCGCGCCCCGCTTGGCACGGCACTCCCGACCGACTCCACGACCGCGCTCAACGAGGCGTTTGTCGCTATGGGCTATGTGTCCGAAGATGGCGTGACCAACGCCAACTCTGTTGAAAGCGAATCCGTCAAGGCTTGGGGCGGCGACATCGTGCTGGCGGCGCAGACCGACCGCGAGGACACGTTCTCGTTCACGCTGATCGAGAGCATGAATCTGGAAGTGCTGAAAGCGTTTTATGGCGACACCAATGTCACCGGGACGCTCGCGGCTGGCATTACCG